ACCCGCCTTGTGTCTTTATTGACGCCCCAAGTTTTGACTGTTTCAACTACAACATTGTCACCATGAATTTTTCGGTAAAAGTAATAACACTAGGGCCAGCCAATTTAGACGGCTTACGCAATGTTTTAAGTATGTCTGCGGGCATATTGGCTAAGAATGTCGCCGTGAAATCGGGGCGCCCTGGCTATATCCCAATCGGCGGGCAGACTTTTGCCGCCTACGATTTATCTATAGACCTACAAGCACAAGCAGGGTGAAAATGACATACAAAATTATTAGCGACAAAATCGGAACAGTAGGTACAGAATTTGTACCTGGTGCCGGTACAAACATTGAAGCGTTACTAGCCCACGGGTTTATTGAATCTGACGAAATTGTTAGCGACAAAGTGACCCCAAAATCTGCTAAAACTAAAGCACACACAAAGAAGGATTAACCCATGGCTACTTCGACATACCTTTCCAATCCTGGCGTAATGGTCAACAGCGTTTCGTTGACCGACCAATGCACGGCCGCCACCGTTACCAACATGGCCGAAGCCCTAGAAGCAACCGCTTTTGGTGGCACCTCACGGGTGTTTGTTGCTGGACTCTACAATCAAGAAATTACTTTGGACTTGTACATGAGTTACGCCGCAACCGAAACTTACGCAACCTTGGCCGCATTAGTTGGCACTACCACCACCGTAAAGGTTTCTAACACCGTTGCAGGCTTAACCACAGCCAGCGCCACGGAACCACGCTTCGAATTAGTCGGGTGCTATCTAGAGTCTTTGCCAGTAATCAACGCAACCATGGGCGAATTAAGCACCATCAGTATTACTTTTAAGGGTGGCGTTTTAACCACCGTTGTTTCCTGATTTAGCAACCCCAACAGTAAAGGCCCGACAATGCAACTAACACTTAGAGTTGACCAGGGCGAAGGCCCAGTCGAAGTAAGTACCAACCTTTTTACAATCGTTTCATGGGAACGCAAATTTAAGCGTAAAGCCAGCGACATGGCCAGCGGTATCGGCATTGAAGATTTGGCTTATCTAGCCCACCAAGCGTGTCAACAGCACAATGTCACCGTGCCGGTAGTCCTAGATGACTTCATAAAAAAATTGGTGTTGCTTGAAGTAGTCAGCGATGAACCCGACCGCCCTACCGTGCCAGTACCTACCGACACGCTTTAGCACAAGTTTTAGTAGCGACAGGGTACTGGCCACAGCAAGTAGACTTTGACAATAACGATTTAGCAACAGTCATAAAGGTCATTAACGAAAGCAGAAAATAACCATGGCAACCGATTTGACTATCCAAGTTAATGGGGTCAAAGAAGCGGTTAAATATTTGAACCAAGTAGAGCCTGGTTATCGAAAAGCGTATGTGGCAAATATGAAAGAAATCGCTAAACCGATGACTGACGCCATGAAATCAAATTACGATGACAGCCGTTTCCCTAGTGGCACTACCCGCAACTGGTCGCCAGGTGGCCGCCAAGTTTTCCCGTTGTCTGCTTCTCAGGCTGTCCGTGGTGTTGCTGTCCGTGTCAACAATAAGAAAAAAGGCGCCGCCTTTTCGGTTATGCAAAAAAACCCTGCCGCCGCAATCTTTGACATTGCAGGCCGTGCCAATGTCAACCCTTTAGCGACAGCGTTTAGCGCCAAGTTTGGCCGTTCTGCCAGCCGTGTTATTTGGCCAGTATTCGAGGCAAAAATAGCAAACCTAACAACCGAAGTACAAAAGGTAGTTGATGGTGTTATGGCTGAAGCAAATAAGAATTTGAAGGTGTTCTAATGGCTATCTCAATACCGATTCTGTCAGACTTCAACAGTAAAGGCATTGACAGCGCCATTAGAGAATTTAAGAAGTTAGAAACAGCAGGCGAAAAAGCCCAGTTTGCTATTAAGAAAGCCGCCGTGCCTGCCGCCGCCGCTATCGCTGGTTTAGGTATTGTTGCCGTAGACGCCGTAAAAGCGTTCATGGAAGATGACAAGGCCGCCCAACTACTTGCCACCAGCCTAAGAAACACTACGGGCGCTACTGACGCCCAAATAGCCAGCGTTGAAAAGTTCATTACAAAAACCAGCATTGCCGCCGCCGTTGCTGACGATGAACTACGGCCAGCCTTTGACAAACTGGTTAGGGGTACTGGCGATGTAACCAAAGCCCAAGACCTAATGAACCTGGCGCTAGACATTTCAGCCGGTACAGGCAAAGACTTAGGCGCTGTATCTGACGCCCTGTCAAAGGCATTTAACGGGCAACTGGGGCCACTAAAGAAACTTGACCCAGCCTTGGCAAGTCTGATTGAAAACGGCGCTACAACTGACGAAGTTTTCGCCGCATTAAGCCAAACTTTTAAAGGTGCCGCTTCGACTTCAGCAAATACGGCTTCGGGCAAAATGAAATCGTTTAGTATTCAAATGGGCGAATTTAAAGAATCTGTGGGCGCCGCCGTGTTTCCGGTTGTTAACAAGTTGCTACCAGCGTTTAAATCTGTTGCCAATTTTATTCAAAACAACACAGGTTTAGTAGTTGCGTTTGGTGTTGTATTTGCAGGGCTTGCTACAACCATTATGGCTGTAAACGCCGCTATGGCGGCTTACGCCGCCATTCAGGCCATAGTTACTGTCGCTACCAACATACTGACCGCTTCAACTTATGCGCTGTGGATTGCCACTGGTGTCGGTGTGATTGTTGCAATCATTGCGGCTTTAGTTGCTTTACAAGTGAAATTTGACATTTTCGGTAAGGCTATTGACGGTATTAAAGTTGGGTTTAACGCCGTTTGGGGCGCTATCAAATATGTCTTTAACTGGGCTAAGGACAACTGGCCGTTATTGCTAGCAATTATTACTGGCCCTTTTGGTATGGCTATCGCTTTTGTAATCAAATTTAAAGACGACATTATGGGCGTATTCAGCCTGATTTATAACGGAATTAAAGCAACCATGGGGTTTGTTGCCGATGTCATTTCAGCACCGTTTAAAGCGGCGTTTAGGGCTGTGGCAAGTCTGTGGAATAACACGATAGGCAAACTGTCTTTTAGTGTCCCCAGTTGGGTGCCTGGCATTGGCGGCAAAGGTTTTGATGTACCCGATATTCCTATGCTTGCCGAAGGTGGCATAGTCACAGGCCCAACCTTGGCAATGATTGGTGAAGCAGGCCCCGAAGCCGTTATCCCATTATCAAAAATGGGCGGAATGGGTGGCGGTATCACTGTCAATGTCAACGGCGGCATATCGACATCACAAGAAATAAGCCAGGCCATTGTTAAAGCACTACAAAACTATGTTTACCAGTCAGGCCCAGTACCAATTAACACCAGGTCAATGTAATGCCTACAACGCCCTGGGTATTTCTTTTAAACGGCGTTACTGACATTACTAGCAGTATTCTTTCGGCTTCTATTACGCAAGGAAGGGAAAAGTACTTAGACAACTACGGCGGCGGTTCCCTGTCAATAACCATAAATAACAACGCAAATTTGGCTAACACTTTAAATTTCAATGACCCAATTTTCGTTTATAACTCAAGTACTACGGCAGGATTTAGAGACACTTTTGCTGTACAACAAATAACATTTAATGACCACCCAGGCAACACAGGACTAAGCACAGCCACCATTTTTTGTGTTGACCCGTTGAGTCGAACGGGCAGATATCAGGCAACTGCACAAGTTTTAAACCAACTGATAACAACTCTTCAAATGGAAGCATTTAACAGCGGGACATTACCTTTTGACGCTTTATATGTTTACAGCGGTTTTTATGGTCTTGGTTCTTCGGTTGCTTCAGCCCAAACCTATACCGGCACAGTCTTAAACCAATTAAACATTTTGCAGGCAACCGAAAGGGGATTGCTAAGAACAGGTTTAGCGTTTACAGATTTGACCGCCCAAACCGTGCAACCCGTTAGTAGGGGGTCAATATATAACCGACTAACTACAGCGTTTAGTTTCGGCCGCAATATTGCTTCAACAGTTATTGCCTACAACACTTTTGAACGAATCCAAAACGGTGTTACTTTTATTAACACGGCCACCATTTCGCCTTTGGGTTTGTCTAGTGAAACCAGGACTAACACGGCTTCAGTAACCGCTAATGGTGCCGCCTTTTATAGTTCTTCTACAGTCGACTACAACGCAACCCAGGCACAAGGCAACGGCGATTGGATTGTTAACACCTTTTCAAACACCACAGATTTACGCTTTAAAATTGGGTTTACCGACCGTATGCAAAATTCGTCGGCGTACACCACATTTCTTGCTAATTTCCCTGGTATCGCTTTTAGTCTTGCTTACCGTGTACCGGCCGCTGGTTCCGATACAACAGTCAATGTTGTTTTGGAAGGTTGGACTATCAACATTACGCCTGAACAAACTAGTTATGAACTATCGTTTAGTCCGTTGAGTTACTACCAGTTTTTTACGCTTAATTCGTCAGTTTTAGGTATTTTGGACACCAGCCGTTTGGGTTGGTAAAGGAGAAACATGGCTACTCAATGGACAGCAGGGACAACTAGCGGGCAGGTGTTGACTGCGGCGACGCTTAACACCATCGGGGCCGCATGGGAGACATGGACGCCAGCATTGACCGCTTCAACAACCAACCCAACTTTAGGTACTGGTTCAACTGCAACTGGTCGATATGGGCGCATTAACAAAACCGTATTCGGCAACTGTCGCATATTCTTTGGCACTTCGGGCGCTAATGCTGGTTCAGGCTTCTATTTTGTGAGTTTGCCAGTTACAGCACAAGGGTCCGGTGTAGTGGCTGGTTCTGGCTACGTTTACGATGCTTCTACTGGTCTTGTACGCCATGTTTCCATAGCAATGGACAGCACCTCTAGAGTTGCTTTGTATCTTGAAAATCAAACGAATTACGCAGTTTCTTCTACAAACCCTTGGACTTGGGCTGCTTCCGATCAAATCCAGTTTTCTTTTGAATATGAGGCGGCTTAACAATGACTTATGACCTAACTTCCACACTTGACCTTGAAGATGTACCTGTCAAATGGTGGGCAGAGCGTATGCGTTTGCACCGTGACCGTTTGCTCAAAGAATCTGACTGGACACAAGTCGCTGATGCACCAGTAGACCAGCAGGCATGGGCAACATACCGCCAAGCCCTACGAGACTTCCCAGCCACATGGACTGCAGGCCCCGAAGCAGACTTCCCAGATACACCATGAAAACGCTAGGCATTGTTGCGCTTTTGGCTGTGGCCCTAATGTTTGTTGTTACCAGTTGTAACGACAGAACCCGTGATAACTGTGCCAGCAACCCATCTTCGACTAGGTGCCAATAATGAAAAAACTAACTAACAGCGAAATTAAAGCCAGGCTAATTTTGGTTGTCGGCGTCACGCTGTCGCTAACTTTTGTTCTTAGCACGGCCTCACTTCTTTACGGCCTACTGTTTGTAGTACAGCCTTTGGAAGTCTCACCTAATGACGAATCAGCCTGGGCGCTACTTGCACCCATGATGTTGTTCCTCACTGGCGCCCTATCAGGAATCCTTGCCAGTAACGGCCTCAAAGATAAGGACCAACACCATGACCAGTAGACCGTACACAGGCAACAAAGACGCCGTACACGCCGCCAAACGGGAAGGTACCAAAGTATTTGTTGATTACTGTTGCTACCTTTTCGGTGTTACCAACATAGGTATTTTTAATGACCGAAACATGGTTGGGACAACACCACCAAAAAAGTCTGTACACGCCACCTGGCGGGCCGTAGACCTCAAAGGCACCCCTGAACAACGGTTCAAAATGATTGACTTCCTATTTACCCACCGTGACATTTTGGGTATAGAAGAAATCCACGATTATGCAGGCACATACAAAAACAACCCTAAAGGTTGGGGCGCCGGCTACCGCTGTGACCGTGACGCCTGGAAGGTGTACGACAAAAACACTATTGGTTCTAAAGGCGCCCAATGGGTTCATGTCGAATTAGCCCCACTACTGGCCGACCACCCCGATGTCGTTCACCACGCATTTAAAACTATTATGGGTGCTTGACATACCACTACCGAATCGGTAGACATACCCCGACCTGACCCCGACTGAAGGACAAACCAAA